AATGTTTAAGTGAGTAATGTTACCATAATTTTAAGGTTGCTCATGAGCAAGTGAGCAAAATAAAATCGGGGGGGGGGAAATATTTTCCCTGTCCAACTTTTATTATAAGTTAAAACTCCTCGTCTAAATTTTGTTATTTTTAAACTTTTCTTTCATACAAGAAATATGTCAAAATCAATTAAGGTTTTACGAGAACAAAAAGAAGAATACTTAGAACATCTCTTTGATATTGTATATGAACCATTTATTCGTGTTTATCAACAAATGTATCAAGATATATTAAAGTCTAAAGAACATACTGCAAAAAATGTGCTAAAACTATTTCAACATGAACTTTCAAAAATTCCCGATTGGAATCAAATAAAGGTAGGTGAAACCTATACAGAACTTGTTTCACGTAGTAAATGTAGCTATTTTCCAGAATTAATGAAATCGGTATATGTATTAACAATTAAAATTATTCTATTAGGTATTTCAGAAGAAAATAGAAGTAAAATAAAACTTCGCATTCCTTCTCCTGAAACATTTATTCACCGTTGTTTAATTCATATTGCACGAGAATTATGGAAACGTCCATACCTTTTTTACCATCAAGCCCGTAGTATAGATCGCCAAAACAACATTTACCATTGTGAAGTAATTGTTAGAAAAAAACTGCGTTCTGTAATTCGTGAAACCATTCCTATGGAATGGATGGTTGTCCAGTTTAATGATATGGATCATCTCCAACAAGACGCAAATTCTAGTGAGGACGAAGAAGAAAGTGAATCAGGAGAAGAAGGAGAAGAAGGAGAAACTTCTGAACATGAAAAACAAAAAGACGAAGTCTCGGAAGAGGAGGACGAAGAAGAAGAAGAGGAAGAAGAGGAGGAAGAAGAAGAGGAGGAGGAAGAGGAGGACGAAGAAGAAGAGGAGGAAGAGGAGGACGAAGAAGAAGAGGAAGAAGAAGAAAGTGAAACAGGAGAAGAAGATAAGATCTCATATGCAGAAGAGGAAGATACCATAGAAATACAGCAAACAGATATCACTCCGCGTATAGAAATTGAACCTGTAAATATAGTCATTCCTCATTCTCAACTAAATATAGATAATGTTGTACAACTTGGTTCAGATATTTCTTCCAATGACGTTACACCTATCTCTTCCGATGTTGACTCTGATGTAGAAGATTCTGATTCTGATTCTGAATTAGAAACTAATGTTGTAAAGATTATTCAACAAGAATATTTACCGAATGACGTAATTACTGTTCACGAAGTAATTGAACCAGTAAGAGACTCCATTCCCCTAATAAGTTCTGAATCCCCTAAGAAATTAATTCATATTCATGAATCTAGTAAAAATAAACAAAGACGTCATCATAAGAAGAAAGATGCGTTCTTTTAGATTCAATTAATTTCATGGTTGCAAACAGAGATGTATCTATATATAGGAATTGTAACTATTGTCATCTATTTGGCGTTACAATACTTTGATGATCAAAGAAATCTTCAGTTACATAAACCTCCAAGTTCAACAAGTCTAAAATTAGCAATGCTATTCTTTTCGTTTATTATCACAACCGTAATGTTTCATTTCTTCTGGAATTTAGAAGATACAGAAGTAAATGGAGGTTATAGTGCTCCTGAGAATAGTCATCTAAAATACATTCAACAAGAAGTAGAGGTAGGGTTACCAGATTTTTAAGAAATGTATATTATATGCGTTACAGGATTAGTCTAATTTCATTTAATTTTTATATGTACAATTGACAGATTATAATGAAACTTGAACTAAAAAAGTTTGATGTTCGTAACATTAAAGATGATAGTGTAATTTTATTTATTGGAAAGCGCAATACTGGAAAAAGTTTCTTGTTAAGAGATGTATTATATCACCATCGTTCAGTTCCTATTGGAATGGTTATCTCTCCTACCGAAAGTGCAAATCATTTCTTTGAAAACTTTATCCCAAATATCCTTATTCACGAAGAATATTCACCACAAACTGTAGAACGATTTGTTGGTCGTCAAAAGAAGATTACGGAACAATACACCATGGAAAAGAAACAATATAGTCGGAGTGATTTAGATCCAAGAGCCTTCTTAATATTAGATGATTGTCTTTATGATAAAACGTGGCCAAATGATAAAAATATTAGATATCTGTTTATGAATGGACGACACGTCAAAGTGTTTTTGATGATTACCATGCAGTATCCCTTAGGTGTTCCTCCACAGCTTCGTGCAAATGTAGATTATGTATTTATTCTACGTGAAAACCAAATTAAACAACAACAAAGAATCTATGAACAGTATGCTGGTATGTTTCATAGTTTTGAAGCTTTCTCTGCCGTTATGAATGCTTGTACTGAAAACTACGAATGTCTTGTAATTGATAATAAAGTACAAAGTAATAAACTAGAAGATCAAGTCTATTGGTACAAGGCTTCCGATCATTCGTCATTTCAGTTATGTTCTTCTGAGTTATGGGATATTCAAGCTTTAGAACAAGAAAGAAAGAGTATGGGTTATGGACGTCAAGATGACGATGACGAAGAACCTTATAATCCAACAGCCATGCGAGTGAAAAGAAATCAACCAAAATTAACTGTGAAGAAACAGTATTAACTATCATCAGGGTCTTCAATAAAGCAATATTTTGTATCTTTATCTTTTTCTAATTTTTCTTTTACAGCATCCATAATCTCATAATTATTTTTTGTATAGAATGCAAGACGTTTTCTTCCCTGTCCCTCAAACATAGAGAATTCATCAAGAATATCAATTACAAGAGGTTGATATTTTCGTACTTCTTTCTTTTGTCGTTGAATTCTTCCAATTGCTTGTTCAATAGAAGATACTGGAGAAGCCAATATCAATGTATTTAGTGTAGGAACATCCATTCCCTCCTGTGCAAGTTGAAAGGTACCCAATAGAATTTGTTTTTGAGAACTTTTATCAAGATCTACTTGACGCATCCCTCCAATATAGTACCCAATGGAAGTAATATCCTTTAGTTTCAGAAGTATTTCTAATTCTAGAAGATGATTTCTTCGTTCACTTAGAATAAGTACCTGACGTTCTGGTTCACGTAAAAGAACTTCTACAAGAGTTTCTATAATCATATAGTTCCGAGGAGGAAATTCACAGACGTTGTTAATCATTTTCGCGACATTTAGCTTTCCATTCCAATACATTTTTACCTCTTTACTATATTCAGGGGTTGGATCATAATACCTCTTTACTAATACTTTAAGATCATTGTCTTCACGTTTAATTTGATATACTGGCTTACCAAGATACCATTCAAATACTTTAGAAAGACCATCTTTTCTCTTTAGCGTAGCAGACAATCCTAACATTATACGACACGTTGTCTTTGGTAAACATTGACTAAAGACTTCTGCAGATAAATGATGTGCTTCGTCAAATATTACAAATCCAAACTCTTTAAAAATAGATTCCTCATAGGTGCGCATAGCAATGCTTTGTAAACTAGCAATAACAATATCTTTGTCAGCAATATCTATCTTCTTCTGTTTAATAATTCCAATACGAGCATCTGGAAGGAATTGTACAATCCGTTCTTTCCATTGATTTCCCAAGAAGTCTTTATGACACACAATGAGTGTCTTCTTTTTAAATTGAGAAGCAATATATAGACCACATACTGTGTTGTGTGTAACTGTGAAATCACCAAGTAAGAATCTATGATTCCCATCAATCTCAAATCCATAATAAGTACCCATCCCGATAGTTTTTGCTTTGATATGTGTCATTAAGACGTCGTCCATTTGTAAAAAACGCGCGTCTGGTTTTCTCATTACTTTTGTTGGAATTTTATCTATATCTTTTCCAAAAATAGTTGTATAATAATAGTTGTCTGTAGAAGATTTATGATATTCTTCTTTATAGGCTGCAAATCCTAAACTCCGGGCGATATAAATAATATCATCCGTAAGTTTTTCAGTCTTCAATACAATATCAAATCCATAGTTGTTATAAGATCCATTCGCATCTATAAAGCCCGCAAGTACCTGTAACCGAATTTGCTGAGAATTACATTTATAAATATGAGGTATCTCTTTAGTTGTCATAGATTTAATCACAGGATTACTTGATATACCACCACCTAAACAATATCCCACCAAATAAGGATCTATTGATACTTCTGTAGTTAAAAAATCTACTCCTGTACGATAACCATAAAGGACACCCTCATCACCATGATAAGATGTCGGGAGATTTAGATAATCATCTACAGATATATCAACAATTGTTCCTTTCTGCAATGTCTTACTATGATTAGTACTACATTTCAGAGATAGAATATGTGAACGATTTACAGTATATGTATCACCTTTTGTAGGAATAATATCAAACATTTCTTCTTTTCCTGTGCATGTAGAAAGAACAGTACGAGGTGTTGAATCATCCCCCATTAAAAACTCCCCCACCTTTACATTCTGTACCATTTTGATAGTACCATCATACATTAAAATAGGTGTATTTTTTGCAAGACATTTTCCTGCCCCACATGGAAGAGAAATAATACCACCCATTTTTTTTGGATCTTTTGCAGCTTCAACAAATGCATTTACGGGTGCTTCTTGTTCGGGACGAATCTCTCCTTTAAAAATTAAACGAGGAGCATCTATACCATCTTTGATAGTATTTTTCGTAGGTGCTCCAAAGCGTTGGAGTCCAAAGAATTTTGGAAGATAGAACTTTTCTTCATTTTCACGGTATACTGGAAAATGAACTACTTCTCCTGCACCAATTGCAGATGGATTTACCTTAGGACAAACAGTAAGCTCCTCTTTTAATTTTTCTATAATTTTTTCATTGCCTTTTTGTTCAATAGCAAATCCCCGATTGCTTAGATACGTAGAGCCAACAACTTTCATAATTTTTATACTCTTTTAAAATAGAATAAGAAGATGCTTCAATTTTTAAGAACAATCGCACTTGTTTTACTAATTATCGTTGGAGTTGTTTCCCCCCGTGTATTACAATTTTCACTACAAAAAGAATGGCAATATATAATTTCTGTAGGTATTTTACTAACTCTATTGTTTGTAGACAGTGTGACAGGATTTATCTTTGCTCTCATACTGGTAACTATCTATATCAAAATATACGATGTTAAAATGCCAAATCTTATAAAAAAGGAAATGTATGATGATAATGCATTGGAATTCATTACACCCACTCATTTACGGGAAGCTCAAAGTAATGTAGTTGACAGTACTTCTTATAAAACAGAATACAAAGGAATCAAGGGAGTTTATGGAGAAGAGGTATATGGCGCTCAAGGAATTGATTCAGGACTTATAGCTGGGTACTCATCCGTTGAGGATTATACTGAGGAGGCATAAATGAATTTGGGCGAGGTTCCTCTGCATATCTTACCAGATTAGTAGGAACATATGGAGGAGTTCGTTGTTGATAAGATGTAGTTACAATATTAGAACGTTTAAAGAATTGTACCGCTTTAATTACAAAGTAGACAAAGAGGAAGAGGGAACAGATAGACATGAAGATGCTTGTAGTCATGAATATTTTAAACTGATTTATAGATAGTTTATCACGAATAACACTGATAAAGATTACCATCATAACTGCATAGGCAAGTACCATCAATGAGAATATAGAGATAAATAGAGTATCTGTTTTTTGATATGACCATAGTAATAGTGTGGCTAATATCATTCCGAGGAATACAAAGGATAGAGTAATGAAGGTGTTACCGATCGCTTGTTTTGATTGTGATTCATCTACAAAATGTTCAGCTTGTAGAAATTGCATGATTATTCTACTTCCTAAGAAGATTTTTATTATAGGTTGAACTTCCACATAAGTCCATAGAGGACAACTGCAAGTAAGAAGAAGCGAATTATCATATCATAGGATTGAAACTTTTCCATCATAGGGAATTTAGAATAAACTATTTCTAGAGTTTTTGGGTAGAATAAAAGGTATGCAATTAGTGCAGCATATAGAGCTCTTTGTGCAGTTTCTGTATGGAATAATGGTTTTGAAAATGTAACTATGCCCATTGGAACATTTTGTTGTTGCACATATGTTGGTGGCGCAGCATATCTTGCTTGAGGAATAGCATGTTGTTGAATAACTGCTTGTTGTGGGATACTTTGTTGCATTTCCTGAAGGATAGCGGTCACTTCAGGATCTTCATCAATAGGTATATTTTGAGAAAGTTGTATGGGAATGTTAGAAATGGGTGTACTCATTACTGGAGGAGAAGACATACTTATATATCACTTTGGAATATTTTTGTACTCGTGAATTAAACGCTCTTTACAATTTGTGACTCATTCTCTGGACATTTTGCTCCATAAGGTTTGTATTTAAAACATTCTCCTTCAAATTGGTATATCTTTGTAGAAATATCTGAGATAGGAGGAGACGTAATAACAATACATTTACGATCTTTACATATTCGTTGAAAGGCAAGTGCTAATGCAGCTCCAAATAGTGCAGAAATTACCATCTGACCATTTGGTTTGTAGAATAAACGATCGGTTAAATTTTGTGTATTTCCAAATAAACCCATAATATAGAAACTCTATACATTGGGTATAAAAATAAATCACCTATTTTCATTAGTTAATGGTTATTGGTTGTGGTGTAATATCATTTGAAGACTTAGGGCATTCCACCTTGGTAGAACTGTATTTATAACATGCTTTACTTTCATCTTGATAAAATACTTTTCCAGCATTATATGGATTCGGGTATTTTATAATAATCTTTGGAGTTGGAACACTAAAATAGACATACGCCATTCCTAAAGCAAATGCAATCAAAAATGCATACCAGTTAAGTTTAAATGATTCCATTAAAGGGGTGCTTTCTCTACATTAGGAAGAGAATAAAAAGATTTTTCTTCGTAAGGATACATTGTATATAAAGAACTTGTTGGCTGTAATATTTGTTCAGGTATTTCTGCGGCATGATGTAACCATTTACGAATAGAAGCACTCTGTGTATTTGTAGTAGATTTAACAAACAGCTCTCGTAAACGTGCATATTCTTCAAGGTATTCTTGAACTGCAGTATCTTTTTCTACACGAGGAAGATGATGTTTTTGTAGAAACATATCTTTTTCCTGTAGATGTTTTTGTTGTTTTATCAGAAGATCATCTGCCCAAGCATCAAACTTCTTTTGTAATACAGCAGTATCAAAGCTTTCTTTAGAAGCAGTTTGCATTAACTCCATTACAAAATCATTCAATAGATTTTTCATGGGCTATTGTTTTCTGTCTTAACAAGAGAATTTTTATCCTTTACAAAATGTTCACTCTTTTTTACCCCTATCTAAAAAAATTGAAATTGTATATAAATAATACCATCATCTAATACTCTATTACGCTCTTTCAAAGCTACTAATACTTTATATCTATTCCAAACAAGCTATCAAAAACTACCTTTTGTAAAAATGGTTGCCGATTACATGAAGAAGTTCAACAAGAGCCTGCACACTATGGTACAGGAGGTATCTTATGATGTTCTGGATCGTGTCTTGGCAGCAGCCAAAAACACAGACATGTCTCTGGAGGAGCATGTCCAAAGGATGAAGGAGGAACTCAAAGCCACACAGGTGGAGGCGGATAAGCCGCAAAAAAATGGTAAGAAGGAGAAGAATCCTGATGCTCCTAAGGGCGCAATGACGTCGTATATCTACTTCAGCAATGCTATGCGAAGCAAGGTAAAGCAGGAGGACCCTGAGCTAAAGCTTACAGAGGTTTCTAAGAAGATTGGTGAGATGTGGAAGGGACTGACAGAGGAGGGAAAGAAGCCTTATATTGACATGGCAGCAAAGGATAAGGTTCGTTACGAGAAAGAGAAGGCTACTCACAATGCTTAAAGTTCTAAAGAATATCTAAAAAATATACAAAACAAAAACAAACAAACCGAAAGGTTTTATCATTTTCGTTATAAAAAATTGAAACACGTTTATAGAAAAGGTATATAAAAATGACATTACCATGGTGGTTAATACAACAGGCACATGAGGAATTCGTAGAAAGTGAAAAAGCTTTCCAAGAATGGCTTGTTGCAGTAGAACAACAACAAACTGAAGAAGAATATTATGGACGGACAAAGGTTAAAAATAGTAGACGAAGGCGATATATCATTATAAATAATAAAAAACAAAAAGAATAATTATTCAACATTTCGCTGGATTCTCCACGGATCAGATGTATCTTCAAAGAGACTCTTAAATTGTTTTTGTAAACTTTCTTTTGCACTTAGCTGTTCCTCATACATACTATAAGGAATGTACTTCACCTCTACCTTTGGGGACGGGCAAGCAGTTGCTTGTTTATAGTAACCTTGTACAATAAGAAACATTCCAACGAATAATAAAAATACCGCAATGGCTTTCATCTCTCTATCTTTTACCTTGTTTTATTTTTTTGTAAATTAAGCTTTATCGGTATCCATATTATCTTCAGTAGGAGGTTGAGTTGGAATAATTTCATTTGTTAGCTCCTCCTCTACTTGAACCTCTGTTTTCTCCATTTCCTTACGTTCTACCCAAGGATCTTTCTTTTCCAATGCTTTTTGTAGTTTAACCTGAGCATCAGCAATCTTTTCTTCCTTACGCTTGGCATAGAACTCGTCACGAAGATTCATGTTTTCACGGTAGTTCTTCACAAGAGTATTTAGTTGAGTCTCCGCATATTCTTGTTCCTGAACATCATCAGGGTTTGGTGACCATGGACACCACACACCAACCTGTCCAACAAAGATATCAAACTTATCTCCAGTACGACGAAGGAGTTCAGCACGAACTTGTGCCTCCTTTAGAGTCTCAAAAACACCACGTACCTTAATACCACGAATAGAAGTTTGGAAATTGTTGTTTTCAAGGTAGTCCTTCTCAACTTGTTCCGAAGATTGTTGTTTAAAGAACTTAAAGTCACGCTCTAGTTCTTCCCCGTTTAGTAGATGCAGATGGTTTTCGCGAATTTGTTTTAGCATATCTTCTTGTTCAGGGTATTTTAGACAGAGATTGTCAAAGAGATTGGTAACATCCATAGAAAACTTGGATAGGTACTTCTCAAGGTAGTAAACTTCCTTATTGCGAATTACATCCTCAGGAGAAATGAACGATAAACACACATAGTTTTGTCCACGAATCGGTTTATCCTCATCAAGGTAATCAATTTCCTTAGTACTTACAAGATTGTCTTTCATAGTAGTCATTCTGAATATATCTTCAAAAACTTTTATTCTTAAGTAAATTTTTTCTTAGTATAAAAGTATAAAGATGGATTACACTTTTGATACCCAAGAAATGTTCACCCGCGTTGTTAAATACCTAATTGAAGGTCTAGTGGTTGGTATAGTTGCCTCCATTCTCCCGGAGAAACCCCTATCTCTGGATAAGATCGTCCTCCTTGGTCTTACCGCCGCCGCTATGTTCTCTATCCTGGACCTGGTCGCCCCCTCCATCAGTACCTCTGCCCGTCAAGGTGCTGGTCTAGGTCTCGGTCTAAACCTAGTTGGTTTCCCTGCATAAAGATAGTTACTTTCGTTTTTGTTTCTTGATCCATATTAACCAAGCTTGAAAAAATACCCTTCCAGAAGATACATGTTTTTCTGGATGAAATTGAATACCAATATGACCGTCTATTGGATCATATGCCATCCATATTTGTTCCTCTTGATGTAGCGTTATCTTCCAAGAAGGAGGGACCTGTGTAATAAAGTCATGATGAGAAAACTTGTATTTTTTTTTAGAAATTTGAAAAGGATCCTTTATTTCAAGTATCTTATGATATACATGTAGTTCTGTATCTGAAAAGCTACCAATTTGCCCATGCTTATTCCAAACCATCCATTGAAATCCAAAACATATTCCAAGCACAGGAATTCCTAATTCCATAATACGAGAAGGTAAGAACGTTTTCTTTACCTTCTTAATACGATATTCTGAACCTGTTAAGATAATTCCATTTACTGGTGGATGTAAATGTATCAATTTCTCTAATAAATCCTTTTCATTGTGACTAAATACTGTAACAGAAATAGAAGCATCTATGGAGGAAAATAATTCTGAAAAGTTCGCATTATAAGATGTTCCTGTAGTGATTATACATATATGTAGCATGAAATGTCCTTACTAAATAGATTGGATAAATTCCCAATGCACCTCTTCACATATTTTTTTCCAAATTTGATCTTGAACATGTAATTTTTCCCTACTTTTTAAAAGACTAAAATGCTTTAGATATTCATCTTTTTCCAATAATTGACAAAACTTAAATAATACATATGAATAAGATAAAAAGTTCTTTCTCTTATCAGGGCAATGCTTTAAGAAAGGTCCCTGAATTTCTTTAAACATATTACGTAACTTTTCTTCTAAGTCTGGAGAAAAGTTAGGAGGTGCAATACCATTCAGGCGGTAGATAATATAATATATATGTTCGTAATATTTATTAAACTTTAATTTTTTCAGAATTTCACGCATTTTATGATAAGACAACTTTGCAGTATCTTTGATTTTTTCTTTTTTTATTTCCTGAACAATCTTTTCAAAGATTTCTTCAGGAATATCTGTACTTTCTTTCCCTTGAATTTGACTTATCCATTCATTAAAATGATTGATACGTTTGTAGCTTTGATGAGAAGCTTCTTTATTTGATTGACGATAAATTGGACGATTTTGTTCTACCAATAATAATTCTTGATAACCACAACTGGCACAAATCATAATTCCTTCCTGTAAAAGACATGTAAGAGAAATGTCACATTTTTGACAATTTCCAATAGCAGTATTATTTACATTCTTCATATAATTTGAATCTACTAAAAGCATATATTCATCTACCAAACTGGCTTTATCTTTATATTTTTTAGAAATAGTTAAGGAATAGTCTAAACTATCTTCTATATTTTCAAGATCTTCGTCTGATGTTTCTGTTATTTCCTTTTCTTTTTGAATCA